TTATCTACCAAGATCACGAAGCGCACATCCAAGTCCATATGGCATTTGGGCAAGATCCAAAGTTTGCTCAAATGATTGGGCAAAACCCGATGGCGCAACAGATCACCGCCTCCCTACAGGCGCATATTATGGAGCACTTGGCGTTCCAATATCGACGCGATATCGAGAAGCAGTTGGGTGTTGCGTTGCCTCCGATGCCACAAGACAACACGGAAGAGTACAACCTGCCACCCGAACTGGAGAACCAAGTCGCTCAAGTTTCGGCAGTGGCTGCACAACGTCTGTTCCAAAAAGATCAAGCCGAGCTTCAAGCGCAGCAGATGGCGCAGCAGATGCAAGACCCACTTGTACAGATGCAGCAGATGGACTTGCAGATCAAACAAATGCAAGCACAGACCAAGCAGATGCAAGTACAGATGGAAGCTCAAGCAAAAGCAGAAGAGCTTCGCCTCAAAGAGCAGAAGAACGTCATCGACGCTGCAGCCAAGGAAGACGAACTCCGTCTACGCGAAGCCGAGATCTCTGGGCGTCAGCAGCTTGAAGCCGCCCGTTTGGGCGCAGACATTGAGAAGCACAAGGCGCAAGAGGGCTGGGTAAGCAGCAGCTTGAAGGAACGAAACTTGGGTTTGAAATTGCCAAAAGCCCGCGAAGATATGGAGAAAGATCAGTCTGAGAGGACGCAACCACGGGAGTAATTTATGGCGTATAGCAACGCTCTTGAATATCTAGATGCAAAACTAGATGAGGAGCGCACATTGATCGTATCTACCTTGATTCAAGGCAAGTTGGACGAGGCGGAATACAAAAGACTTTGCGGGGCGTTACAGGGTCTTGAACTCGCAAAGAACCACATCAAAGACCTTGCAAAACGCTTGGAGCGCGACGATGAGTAATATTGACGTTGAGAAGACGCAGGAGCAGGCAGCGGAAGCCAAAGCCAAACTCCTCCCCGACCCCAGAGGATTTCGGATGCTGTGTGCGGTTCCGCACGTGGAGGAAGAGTTTGAAGGGGGTTTGGTTAAGGCAGAATGAGACTAAACGCTTTGAGGAGCAGACGACAGTTGTCCTCTTTGTCGTGAAAATGGGCGACCAATGCTACAAGGATACAGATCGGTTCCCCACCGGACCTTGGTGTAAAGAAGGCGACTTCGTGCTTACCCGCCCCTATTCAGGCACCCGCGTGGTTATCCACGGTAGGGAGTTCCGCATTATTAACGACGATACGGTGGAAGCGGTGGTCGATGACCCCCGTGGAATCCGACGCGCATAAGGAGTAATTATTATGGCTGTTGATAGAGAAGAGTTTAAATTTCCTGATGAACTGGAAGCTGAGCAAAAAGCTGAGCAAAATCAGGAAGATAGCGACGAAATTGAAATTGAAATTGAGGACGATACCCCACCCGAGGACCGAGGCCGAAAGCCCCTCCCGAAGGATATGGTGGAAGAGCTAGATAAGGATGACCTTGAGGAGTATTCCGACAAGGTTAAGAAGCGTCTCGCTCAAATGAAGAAGGTTTGGCACGATGAGCGCCGTGAAAAAGAACGCGCATATCGTGAGCGAGAAGAAGCGCTTAAATTTGCTCAATTACGTGAGCAAGAGATTAATAAACTTAGGGAAGACTCTGCTAAGAAGGAAGCCGCTTTCCTTAAAGAAGCCGCCAAATTTGCTGAAGGTGAATTAACTAGAGCAAAAGAGCTACTAAAACAAGCTTATGAAAGCGGAGATTCTGACCTCATTGTTCAAGCTCAAGAGAAACTAACTGACGCTAAACAACGTCAAAATGCTGTAAATAGGATCCGGCCCCCTTTACAAAATCAAAATGAAGGTGTAGAAAAGCCACAACAAGTACAAGCCCAGCCAGCCGCTCCCACGCCGAGAGCAGATCCAAAAGCCGATGCGTGGCGAGAGAAAAATACTTGGTTTGGGGCAGACGAGGAGATGACCGCCCTCGCACTTGGCTTGCATGAAAAATTGGTCCGAAGCGGCGTAGACCCGAGTACAGACGAGTACTATCGCCAAATCGATAACACGATGAGGAAAAGATTCCCTGAAGCGTTTGAAGACGCAGAAATGGATGAAGCCCCTCAAACGAAGCAGGCCCAAAAGCCCGCTCGCACCAACAAACCAGCTACTGTAGTGGCTCCGGTAACGCGGGGAACCGCGCCGCGTCAGGTCCGCCTGACACCGACTCAAGTTGCTATCGCCAAGAAATTAGGGCTTAGCAATGAACAGTACGCACGTGAAGTATTCAAACTGGAGAATGACAATGGCTGAGAACAGATTGGCTCGTGAAGTCGAAAACCGAGAGTCAACGCAACGCAAAATGGCGTGGACTCCGCCTCAAACGCTCCCTGAACCGGAGCCTCAAGAGGGTTGGGTGTTCCGCTATATCCGGATCAGTATTATGGGGCAAGCAGATCCCACTAATACGTCTGCAAAATTTCGGGAAGGTTGGGAGCCAGTAAAGGCTTCTGAACAACCCAAGCTGATGCTACAAGCTGATCCCAATAGTCGCTTTAAAGACAACATTGAGATTGGCGGGTTGTTGCTCTGCAAAATCCCTAAAGAGTTGATGGATCAGCGCGATGCTTATTACAACGCGCAAGCAAAGGCTCAAGTGGACTCCGTAGACAACAGCTTTATGAGGCTGAACGACGAGCGTATGCCGCTTTTTAGTGATAAGAAGACGACGGTCTCGTTCGGCAAAGGCAAATAACTTATTTTGGAGTAACAAATGGCTTATCCAACTGTCTCAGGCCCATATGGGCTTAAGCCGATCAATTTGATCGGTGGGCAGGTGTTTGCCGCTGCGACTCGTAAGCGCCGTATTGCCTCCAGTGCCGCGAGCATTGGTTATGGTGATCCGCTTAAGTTCGCTTCGGACGGCACCGTAGCAGTTACGACCGAAACGACCACCGCCCCCACGACCGGTTTTGCTGGCGTGTTTTTGGGTTGTGAGTATGTTTCCTCAGTAACGGGTCAACCGACCTATTCCCAGTCTTGGGTTTCGGGTACTTCGGTCAAAGCGAATACGTACATTACGGCGTATGTAGCTGAAGATCCGGACACCCTATTCAAGATCGTGGGCGTGTCGGCAACGACTAACGTATCGACCACGGACGGGTTTGAGTACGGCGATATTGGTTCCAACGTAGCGTTGGTGGCTAACTCGTTGAACTTGAACACGGGTGATTCGCGGCAGGGCGCTTTGCTCTCTTCGGTTGCGGTGACTCAAACGCTTCCGATGCGAATCGTTGACGTGGTTGAAGATACGGCGTTTGTGTCAAGCGGCACCACCTACTATCCGGAAGCAATCGTGAAGTTCAACGCTCCATACGTTGACTCTGGTTCTACCGTGATTGGTGGTCATGCTTACAACAACCCGACTGGTCTGTAATAGGGAGTTCTAAGAAATGGCTATTTCACGAGCACAATTACTGAAAGAGCTACTTCCCGGCCTGAACGCCCTGTTCGGCATGGAGTACAAGCAGTATGGTGAGGAGCATAAGGAGATCTACGAGACTGAGACCTCCGAGCGTTCCTTTGAAGAAGAGACGAAGCTGAGCGGGTTCTCCGCTGCCCCGGTTAAGGCCGAGGGTTCCGCCATTGCGTATGATAACGCGCAGGAAGCTTGGACGGCTCGTTACAGCCACGAGACGATTGCTCTCGGCTTCTCCATCACGGAAGAAGCGGTTGAAGACAACCTGTATGACTCGCTCAGCAAGCGCTATACAAAGGCTCTTGCCCGTGCGATGGCGTACACGAAGCAAGTCAAGGCGGCGTCGGTCCTGAACAACGGCTTCTCCTCGTCCTATGTGGGCGGTGACGGCGTGGCCCTGTTCTCGGCATCGCATCCGCTTGTCAACGGCGGCTCCAACAGCAACCGTCTGACCGCATCGGACCTCAACGAGACTTCTCTTGAGGCTGCTGTGATTCAGATCGCTGGCTGGACCGACGAGCGTGGCCTCTTGATCGCGGCGAAGCCTCGTAAGCTCATCGTGCCCCCGGCATTGATGTTCGTTGCGAAGCGTCTCCTCGATACGGAGCTTCGTGTGGCAACTGCGGATAACGACATCAACGCTCTCAAGGCGATGGGTTCGATTCCGGAAGGCTATACGGTCAACCACTACTTGACCGACACGAACGCTTGGTTCTTGACCACGGATGTTCCGAACGGTATGAAGCACTTTGTCCGTATCCCGTTGCAGAACGGAATGGACGGGGACTTCGATACTGGGAATGTTCGGTACAAGAGCCGCGAGCGCTATAGCTTTGGGTGGTCGGATCCGCTCGGGATGTTCGGGTTTCGCCCGGTTCGACCTGATAAATCAGTATTTTATGCTGATTGGGAAGGGGGGCTTTCGGCCCCCTTTCTTTTTGTCTTGACGAACTCAAAACCACTTGATATTCTTTACCCGTATCGAAGTCAACGAGGTAAAGAGATGGACACTACCAACCTACCCAAGTCCCGTGTCCGAAGCCAAAGCAACAGGGGCCAAGTACTACTTCACTGGAGAACCGTGCAAACACGGACACATTGCTCCCCGTAAAACTAAAGGGTCATGTGTGGAATGCTT